TTAAAGGTGTAAAAAATTGTTTTTGCCCCCACTTTGCCCCCACTTTGTTTTTTACACGAAAAAAGCCGAGGAAAATCCTCGGCTTTAGAGTATTAAATTATCTTTTTTAGGGTTTCTTTTACTCCTATTTCGAGATCAGGAATAAAGTGTCCATAGGTATCCATCGTCTGCTGGAATGTGCTATGGCCAAGTCTATGCTGCAGAGCTTTAAAATTTATACCTTCTTTTAAAAGCAAGGTAGCGTGTGTATGTCGGAGTCCGTGAAATGTAAAATTCAGCAATCCCATTGCATTAAATGTTCGACGGGCTATTTTCTCGATGCGGTTTCTTTTTATCGGCTTCCCTTCGGCGTCACAAAATAGCAAGTTATCCGGGTTAGGGGTGCTGCTCATAGTCAATATGTGTCGCTGTATCAGCTTCATTGTTTCTCGATCTATAGATATTGTCCGGCGGGATGACTTGTTTTTTAAATCGTAAGATAGCTGCTCTTTACCATTCACCCGGATTACAGAGCGCATGACTTTTATGGTTCCCCGCTTAAAATCAATCCCCCATTTACAATCAAGTCCGGAGATTTCTCCCATGCGGAGCCCGGTATATGCCGCAATCCGGAAATAAAGCTTTGTCCACTCTTCCGGGATTAGATCGAGCATTTCTTTTATTTGTGATTGCCTCAGGATAGAAACTTCTTTCCTCTCTTGTTTGGCGTGTTTTATATTTGTTAATGGGGATACAGGAATCGCCCCATCTTCCGCTGCCTGTTTTAGTGCAGCGTGCAGGATTGTGTGCAGATTGTTGACAGTTCGCGGCGATTTTTCTTTCAGTAAATCTGCAAAATATGAACGGAACATGGCCGGCGTCAGATCAGTTAAGAGTATTCTCCCGATGCGCGCCTCTGTTATATATTTTTTAATGGTATAGTAGTAATCTCTTTTTGTGACAGGGGATATATTCGGCGTTATAGATTCAAGCCACGCCTGCATCCATTCTGACAATGTGACTTTTTGTGTGGCAAGCGGGCATTTTTCTAATAAATCAAGAAATGCAGACCGTTTATCTTTTGCTTCTTTAAGCGTTCGCCCCATAAAATAGTAACGTTTTTTGTTGATCTGGACGGTTACTTTATACCGTCCGTCTTTTCTTTTCGGCATTATAAAATCAGCTCCTTTTTGAAAATGGGCTGATTATGCTATAATTATAAAGTAATCAGCCCGTGGGGGTAATATTACCATTCTGAAGAGTATATTAGCAGTACTGCTTCAGACAGCCGTCGTCATATTGCGAGTATGGCGGCGGTTTTTTTATATTGTTAAATAAACTTGATAAAAATTGACACAAACGATTTCGAACGATTTCAGACGATTTTCCAATAAATAAATTATTTGATTTTCACACTGTTAAATATCACATAAAACTTTCCGTGCCTTTTCTTTGTATTCTTCTTCTGTAATAACGCCGCTATCTTTTAGTTCTTTCAACTGTTTAAGAAGTGCAGCAGGAGCACTTGTAGTATTATTTTTTGCTGCAAGCTCTTTTTCTTCATCAACTTCATTATCGCGTGACGTTCTTGATTCTAAGAAAGCACTATGAAATTTTTGATATGTTTTTATGTCGCATTCAGCTATAAATTCCTCACCGCTTTTTAACTTTACCGCCATGCATATGTATTTTGTGCGCCCGCCCATAAGAAGTCCGGCAAGGAGCCCGACGGGGCCAAGAGCGATAGCACCAAGCGTGCTCCATCCTGCTTTAGATAGAACTTTGTTTTTGTTATCTTCTGTGATTTGCTCGATCAGTGCTATGTTGTTTTTTAAATCATATGTGTCTGTTCGGAGCGTGAATCCGGGCCTCGGCGCAGAAAGTTGAAGAGCGCCAAACACCGTTATCAGTGCTGTTGTTTTCGGAAGATCTCCACCCATGATTTTAAAATGTGACATGTCTTATACTCCTTTCTCTTTAAAATAATGTCTCTATTTGACTTTCCCGAGTACAGCAACTGCAAGCCCTAAAATTCGGCATTCGTCACAGTTATTTTTGCTGTAAATCATAGGAGGGTATTGAGGATTTTCAGCTTGTAATTGAATCACTCCGTCCATATGATACACACGCTTTAAAGTGGCGCTGTCATCTATAAGTACGGCAGCAATCTGTCCATTATCAACGTCGGACTGTTGGCGGATAAAAACGATATCTCCGTCGTTTATTTGAGCGTTTATCATACTATCGCCCTTAATTTTCAGAGCAAAATCAGCTTTGACCTCATCATCAACCGGCAAAAATTCTTCTATGTGTTCGTCTGCATATATCGGCTGCCCTGCCGCGATTTCTCCGAAGAGAGGAATTTTTTTCTTTGCAATCGGCACATAATTTGACAGCTTTTGATATTGTGGGATCTCCTCCCACCCCGTAAGATACGATGCAGGGACATCTAATGCGAGTGCGATCTTTTTTATAATGTCTATTCCTACTGTTTTTATTTGACCATCTTCATAGCGCTTTGTGTTGCTCTCGCTAAGCCCGATATGTTCCCCGAGCTCCTTTAATGTCATTTTTCTGGATTTCCGCATTTCTTTTATTCGGGATCCCACATGCTTGTTGTATTGCAGTTCATTCACTTAACTCACCTCGATTCTGTTAAAATGATACAATAATTTTGTACAAGATACAAGTATATATTTTATTTGGACAAAAAACTTGTATCTGATGCTTGACAATATTTTCCGAATAAGTATAATTAGGATAGAAAAAACTTGTATATCGTACAAGTTAAAAAGAAAGGGGGTGCATCAAAGTGGAAATGCTTAAATTAAAAGGAGCTGTGGTAGCAAATAAAAAGAATTACAAAGAGTGTGCCGATTGTCTATCTATTTCCGTGAATTCGTTTAGTGATAAAATTAACGGAAAAAGACCTTTTTCATGCTGGGAAGCCACGAAGCTTAAGCGTTTTTTATGTTTGAGTAATGAAGAGAGCATAAGTATTTTTTTGTCCTAAAACTTGCATGATATGCAAGATAAGCGTATGAAAGGAGGTGATCAAAATGGAACAAAGAACGATCGGGATGACAATCACAGAAGTATCAAGGGCGCTACATATCGGGGTAGAACAACTCCGGGAGTATGCCCGGACAGACCCGACATTTCCGTGTTTCTCGGTCGGGAATAAGTTAATCACGACCGAGGAGGCCATTCGAGAATGGGCGACCGCCCGCGCGAAGATGCGGGTCGGGATGAAAACGCAAAGTTCACAAGTCATGGAAATCATTAGAAAGTACAGGAGGGAAAGAGCATGATTGACAAAATAATAGTTTATTTATGGTTTTTCATGTCTATTATGCTGATTATCGCTGCAGCGGAGAAAACATCATGTCTAAATCTCTAATCACATTTATGGCAATTGTCTTCTTAGCCGGCGCCGTGGTGGACGCAGACAATCTTTATCATCGGATATTTCCGGAAACAAAGATCGTCGAGTACAGGAGAGAGGTCAGGCCAGGAGATACGCTCTGGACAATCTGTGGCGAAATAGCCACAGACAAAGAAGATTTGCGAAAGCTTGTTTATCAAGCAAAGAAAGATAACAGGATCCGGGACGTCGGCAACCTGCAGCCGGGAACACTTGTCATTGTAAGAGTTGAGGAGACGCGGAATGGATGACAGACAATTTACCGTAACACTGGCTAAAGAAGATTGGAACATAGTGCTGAAGATATTAGAAATATGTAAAGAAACATACCGATATTTATGGGGACACGAAATTGAACACATTATCCGCGAAATAAAGTCGGATTTAGACGGCCAAGGTTTTTAAAAGTAGAGGAGGCGAGGAAATGACTGACACAGAAAAATTAAAACATATCAGCGAATATGTACGTCGCAGGTACATGCAAGAGTCGATTGCTTGGACAGATGCGGACGAAAAAGGCGAAGTGATGAGCGCGGCTAAAGCGAGTATACGCGAAGAAATTTTATTTGAAATTATTACTGAGCTAAACAAAATTGAAAAAGCCGACTGATGTTTGCAGCGTCAGTCGGCAGGCGGAAAAATATGGGTAAATTTCCGCCTCTATTGTAACAAAAACAGGAGGAATACACAAATGGACAAAGAATTACAAAAAGTAACAAATGAGTTATGTGATTTTTTAAGACCGGTGAACATAAAGCTTGAAAAATGGATAGTAGAAAACAAAAAAGGGCTTATTGCATCTAACGGAAAACCGACAGAGCTCGGGTTGTTAGTCGGAAACGCTTATGCAGTATATATCCTTATTGATGATTTATTGGAAAACGCAGATTGAAGGGGGATACAAAAATGGCATATACAAATTGCGACTTAATTTTATCGGTAAAAGACGCGGACGACCGCGACGAATGGCTAAAAGTAAGAAACATGGGAATTGGCGGCAGTGACGCCTCGGTCATCATGGGGCTGAATTCGTACAAGTCACCATATCAGCTCTGGCTGGAGAAAATCGGAGAGGCTGCTCCCGAAGATTTGACAGGAAATCCCTTTGTGTACTGGGGGCAGAAAAACGAAGCGAATATTGCCGACTGGTTCAACGAAGAAACCGGTAAAAAGGTACAGCGGCTCGGCACTCTACGAAACAGAGAGTATCCATTCATGATTGCTAATGTAGACAGAACGGTTGTCGGCGAAAATGCAGGGCTTGAAATCAAGACGGCCGGCGTTTCGCAGTACAAGAAATGGAAGGGCGATGAAATCCCCGACGCTTATTACTGCCAGTGTTTACATTATATGGCGGTAACCGGAGCTGACTACTGGTACATCGCGGTTCTCTTAGGCGGAAACGAAGCACGATGGAAAAAAATCGAAAGGAATGAAGATGATATCAAAGTTCTCATTGAAAAAGAAAGAGAATTCTGGAACCTGGTAGAAACAAAAACACCGCCTCCGGTAGACGGATCTAAATCCTGCGCCACTGCTTTGGGAATTTATTTCAAGGAAGACAAAGGATCCGAGATGGTGCTTCCGGATGAAGCGCTGCCGCTGATTGAAAGTGTGAAGCTGGATAAAGAGACCATCAACAAACTGAAAGAAAATATCCAATTGAAAGAAAATCAGCTGGCGGAAATCATGGGGAATTATGAAACAGGACGTATCGGAGATTACAAGGTGACATTCAAAACAAGTACGCCGAGGGAATCCATTTCAATATCCAAAGTGAAAAAGGCGGATCCCGGAAACTATGAAGTGTTGAAAGCAATGGGGCTTGTCACGCTAAGTAAGGCAAGCCGCACATTGAGGGTCTGGTAATGAATAAAGGCGAGTTCAACTCCCTGCAAATAGGCACGAGGGTGAAGGTCATGCGAGGCCTTTCCACACCGCCTATCCGCGGGACATTAGCAGACAAGGTTAACGAATCGGCGTTGATTAGAACCGGTCATACACCATCAGGAAAACCTATTCTTCGATGGGAGCATTATATGAGTTTGAAAGTGGAGGATAAAAAATGAGGATCAAGGAGATACTTTCGCAGAACAGAAGAGATTTCAGGGCATTATTTGTCTGCCCATTTTGTGGGTATGAAGAAGAAAAACCGGGGTACGATGACGCCAATTTTCATCTGAATGTGATCCCCAAAATGGAATGTAAAAAATGCGGGAAAACAGAGCAGGACGGAGCAAATTATCGTCCGTTGAGCACAAAATATCCGGAAGGTTTTCAAGTTTAAAACAGGAGGAAAAAAGATGAACACAAAAGGCGGTTTAACAAAAAGAAACACAGCAGTTGCAGGGCAGAAGAAAGACGAGTCTCTTCAGGGGTTAATCCGGGCAATGGAACCGGAAATCAAGAAAGCATTGCCATCTGTCATTACACCGGAACGGTTTACCCGGATGGTATTTACAGCATTATCAAGCAACCCGCAGTTAAAGGAATGCACTCCACAGAGTTTCTTGGGGGCTATGATGCAGGCTGCCCAGCTCGGTTTGGAACCGAACACACCAATCGGGCAGGCATACCTAATTCCGTATCGCAATAAAGGGAAATTGGAATGCCAATTCCAATTAGGCTATAAGGGCGGAATTGATCTGGCATACCGGAGCGGCGAAATCAAAGACATTCAGGCGCATGAGGTATACGAGAATGACACATTTGAATACGAGTTCGGCTTAGAACCTAAGCTGAAACATATCCCGGCTACGCATGACCGGGGAAACGTGATCATGTATTATGCCGTATTCCATATGGTAAACGGCGGTTACGGATTCGAGGTCATGAGCCGCGAAGATGTTATCAATCACGCCAAAAAGACAAGCCAGTCATTCAGCAGCCCGTACTCTCCGTGGACTAAGTATTTTGATGAGATGGCAAAGAAAACGGTCATCAAAAAGATGCTGAAATATGCGCCGATAAAAACAGACTTTGTCCGGGCCCTGGCGGCAGATGAGACAATTAAATCTAATATTTCAGAGAATATGACGGACTTGCCGGACGAAACGGTGACGATTGACGCGGAAGCACAAACTTCGCAGGACGAAGAAATTCCGTTCGATCCGATACCGCCTGCGGTAGATAAAGAAACGGGGGAGGTGTTGACAAATGGAAGAAATTAAAAGAAATCCTCTTCCGAAGCTGGAGTGCGGGATGGCCTACTTGGCTCATCCCTACTCTCCAATTGTTGAAAATTTGAAAGTATTTACAGGAGAGATTAAGGAATCCAACGTGGAAGAAACGGGAGATATTGCTTATAAAATAATGAGCAAATATCCCAACCTGACGGTTCTTTCCCCGCTCCATGCTTATTCATTCTTAGAAGGAAAAGATATGGAAGAAACGGAGATTCTCCGGTACGATTTTAGACTTCTCAACAACTGCGCTCTCCTGATTTTATCCGGTTACTGGAGACAGAGCCGTGGCTGCATGGCCGAATATGGCTATGCGAAGGCAAGGGGAATCAGGATTTATGAGTATGTAGACGGGACTCTGCATCCTCTGGAATGAGTAAATTTCGTTATAAACCTTTAAAGGGGGTGATAACGTGGGGCGCCAACTTAAACAAGGGTTGGACTATCTCACACTGGATGTTGATTTCTTTGAAAGCGTAAAGGTCCGGAAGATAAAAAAGGACTGTGGCAATCAATCAATACCGATACTGATCGCGTTGCTCTGTAATATTTTTCGAGAAGAGGGGTATTACGTGAAATACGATAACGATCTGGCATTCCTCATAGCTGAGCAATTCGGCGTGAGCGAGGGTGCAGTAGAGGATACGGTTCGGAAGGCTGTTTCAGTTGAGTTTTTTGATAGCCACATGTTTCAGAAGTACGGAATTCTCACTTCACACGGTATTCAGCAGCGCTACTTTGATGCAGTAGCCCGTCTGAAAAGAAAGTCGGTGAAGGTCACAGGGGATTTTCTATGCAAAAATATTTCCCCTGGAATAAATACCGATTTCCTCCGTGATAAATCGAATAACCTCTGGAATAAATCCGACAAGGANAAGAGGTAGAGGAAGAGGTAGAGGACAAAGCGTCTTCTCTGAAAACTGAAATCATCAAAGCATTTTCTTCCTCTTCTCCCGGACTGGAGAAATCAATCAAAAAGTGGATGGACATGAGGAAACAGAGGAAAGCTTCTGTATCACCGACGGCTCTCAAAAAGAACCTGACACAACTCAAGAAATTATCAAACGGGAATATAGAGGACGCTGTTCTCATTGTAGAGCAGTCAATTGAAAATCAATGGCTCGGGTTCTGGCCGCTCAAAAAACATAAGCGCAAAAAGTCGGAAGGAAGCTATGGACATATCGCTTCTCTGGAAGAATGGAAAGGTATCAAAGACGGATGGTGACAATGGAACGAATTGGACGGGATATGGATGATCTCCGGGAAAAAATGGAGACATTTATCAAAAACAATGGACGCTTAAATGAGCAAAATCCAAAAACGGAAGCGGAAGAGGTGGCAGAAGAAAGAAAAAAATGGACAAATCGGCTGTATAAAGCCGGGATTGGCAGGCGGTACCATGCCTGCACGTTTCAGAACATTGAAAGAAAAGGATTACCGGATTCTAAGCTGCTGAAAAGCCATTATGCAATTGCGAAAGATTACGCTAAGAATTTCAAAACACATAAGGCAAAAGGGCAGGGGCTTATCTTCGCCGGACCAGTAGGACGTATGAAGACCACGATGGCGGTTGCCATAGCGCAGGAGATCATGAAAGATTATAACCGGGCGTATTTCATCACGATGCCGGAATTGATGGACAGTCTTCTGCAGAATAATCTTTCACAAGAAGTCAGAACGCGCACAAAAGAAACAGACCTACTGATTCTTGATGACATGGGAGCGGAGTATCAAAATGACTGGGTACTGAACGCGGTCGATGCAATTATATCTAAACGGTACAACGAACTCCTGCCGGTAATTATTACGACAAATAAGACGCCGGAAGAAATGAATCAGAGGTATATGGCACGGATTTTTGACAGGCTAAAGCATGCGAACAGGTTGCTTATAGAAGCCGGAGAAAGCCTGCGGAAAAATGAGGTTTGAGAAAGGAGCAATAAAATGGGAAATAATCGATTTATGGTTGTGTCGGAGAAAACGGGAATCATTGCAATGAATCCGTCCTACGTTGAGCAAAAAGGAAAAAATCTTATCATCTACCTGCCCGGAACGTACAAACAGCTTAAGCTGGAATACAAAACAGAAGAAAACGCAAGAGTTGCTTTTGTTGAAATAAAGAGCGCTTATGAATCCGGGAGAATAGACGTTTATATCTAAAAAGGAGAATGAAAAATGCCAAACATGAACGATTGTAAAATTTGTGGAAACCTTGTCCGCGATCCGGAAATTAAAACGACATCATCCGGGAAAGCGGTAGCAACGATGACGGTGGCGGTTAACCGGTATTTTGTCAATCAGAACGGAGAAAAACAGGAATTTACGGATTATGTACGAGTAAAAGCGTGGTCGCCGTGGGCAGAAGCCATCGGAAACCAGCTGCAGAAAGGGATGCCGGTGTTTGTAGAGGGGCGGTACAGCAGTTACTCTTACGGCAAGGACGGCGATAAAAAATACATGACGGAGATTGTCGCTGAATTTGTCGCCTGCCCGCTCAATATCAAGAAACCGCAGGGAACAGGATCGGGCAATTTTGAACAGTTCGGAACGGCGCAGAGTGAGCTGCCGCCGCAAAATGATGATTTACCGTTTTAAGGGGGAAGAGAAGTGGATACAGCTATTGATGTAGCAAGCGTCGTACTGTTTATTGTTCTGATCATGTACGCAGCTATCAAGCTTGACGAAGCGGCAAGAAAGCTGCGCGATGAGGAAGAGCGGATTTACGGAGAGAGGCGTAAAAAATGAACAACTTGATCACCATCGAAAACGTAAAAGGATATTTAGACCCGGTCACCGGGACGGCATATCTCAACGCAGAGGATGTAGCACGAGGATTCGGATTTACGACCGTTGCCAAAAGTGGCAACGCGGTAATTCGGTGGGCAAGGGTCAATCGCTACCTATCAGAGTTTGGTCTTTCCAAAGATATCGGCAGGGATGATTACATCCCGGAAAATATGGTGTACAGGCTCGGTTTCCGGGCAAGCAACGGAACGGCAAAGAGGTTCCAAGCGAAACTTGCTGACGAAGTTATTCCGGCGATCCGCAAAACGGGTATGTACATGACGGACGGAGCTGTACAGAATATTCTGAATAATCCGACAGCTTTTATCGAGATTCTTACGGAGTACAAAAAAGTACAGGACGAAAATAAAAGTCTTGCTGTGCAGAACGCTCGACAGAAGCAACTCATCGGTGAGCTAAAGCCGAAGGCAGACTACACAGATCTTATTTTGAAGAATAGATCGCTTGTCACGATTACGCAAATTGCTAAGGACTATGGCATGAGCGGTCAGGCGATGAACAAAATTCTTCATAGCCTCGGTATTATTTATAATCAGTCCGGACAGTGGCTGCTATACAGTAGACACCAAGCAAGAGGCTATACTCACAGCGAGACGGTGAGTATTACGCATGCTGATGGGCGGGAAGCCGTGAAGATGAATACAAAATGGACGCAAAAGGGCCGTCTATTCTTGTACGACACGCTGAAGAAAGAGGATATTGTTCCGGTTATCGAGAGGGGCGCTTGAGATGAAGCTTATAATTCCCGGGCGGCTGCCCTGCATGAATGACCTGATCGCTGCTAACAGGCTGAACAAGTACGCAGGGGCTGGCGTTAAGAAAAAAACACAGAAAGAGATTATTCTTATACTGCAGCCGCAAACGAAGGGGCGGAAGTTTACTGAAAAAGTGAATATCCGCATTGAGTATTACGAAAAGGATATGCGCCGGGATGAAGATAATGTGATGAGTGCCGCAAAGTTTATCTTGGACGCAATGCAGGATATGGACCTTATCCTGAATGACAGCCGAAAGTACGTACATTTGACGCAGGAAGTATTTACCGATCGTGATAATCCGAGGATTGAAATTGAGGTGAATGAAGCATGAAACAAGTAAAAGAAGAGTGGGTAGTAGGACTTGATGAAGATCATTTTAACTGTGACGATACATATCCGAGTAAAGAAGAAGCGATAAAAGCGGGGCGGGAAGAACTCATGAATGCTGAACCGTATAATCCCGAATCTTATGCAAGTTATTCAGAGGTTTTTCATGATGATATTGACGATGATATTATGTGCTTCTATATCGGTCGGATAACAAGTCCATGCCCAAAGGTGTATGCAGATGATATCATTCAAGATTTAACGGATAGGGCATATGCGATTTATGGGGAATATGCAGAAGGTTTTCTTGAGGGTGTCGATAATGATGAGAAAGAAAAACTTGAATGCGCAGTCAATAATGTTATTCAGAGCTGGATTGATAAACACGGTTTAAATATCAATGCATTTTTAGTTGAAGATGTGGAGCAGGTGAAAGTATGAAAACACTGAAAGGAGAAGATGATGAATAACGGAATGCGACCGGGCATTTTTCATAATCCGGATCCGACGTATGAAAAAACGGCAGTTAAATTGCATTTTGAATCAAAACGGGTACGCGGTGAAGTTGAAGCGTTTTTCGAGGAAATTAGACGCTGTAGAAAGCATATTGACTCTTTGAATCAATACCGCCAGCAGTGCGAGATGGATTTGTTCTCACTCAAAGGTTGTAGATACGACAAGGAGCCTGTGGATGGCGGCTCTCCATCCGATTTGTCAGACATCGTGATTGCTTTCAAGGAGAAGATGGCAAAATCAGAAGAACTGCGGATAAAAGAGCTCAACAGATACGGTGACATGATTACAAAGGGATTTAGGCTACTTGCTTTGTTATCTGACCCGGAGAAAAAATCAATCATGATTGACAGGTATTTCATGAATATTCTTTGGGAGAAAATTGCACTGGATCATCATTTTGACAGGAGTACATGTATGAGAATGAGAGACCGGGCAATTCAAGAAATTTCACGAAAAACACAAGTTGCGACTAAATGCGACTTTTAAATGTGGTATTATGATAGTGTAAAGTTCGGGCAATAAACGTCGCCGCCCGATGCTTTCATACAACTCCATAAAAGCAAGAAGCCGGTTTCGATGAGTTTGCCGGCTTTTTGCTTGCATTCGATAAAGGAATTTAACAATGATTGATTACAAAACATCTGCAAAACCGCGTATTGTCACAAAGGATGATGTCGCGGTTTTCTGTTCGTATGACGAGATTCTGCCGATTGGGCAGCTGCAGCCGAATCCACGGAATCCGAATCAGCATACCGAGCAGCAAGTAAAACTACTCGGAGAGATTATCCGGAGCGCAGGTTGGCGGGCTCCGATTACGGTATCAAAGCGAAGCGGGCTGATTGTAAAAGGACATGGCCGCAGGCTGGCAGCTATTGACGCAAGGCTGGCATGGGTGCCTGTCGAGTATCAGGAATATGCGACGGAATCAGAAGAGTACGCTGATCTCTTGGCGGATAACAGGATAGCCGAGCTGGCGGAGATGGATAATGACAAACTCTCCGAGATTCTAAAAGACCTGCAGGAAACCGAGAATTTTGATATGGATTTGACCGGTTTTGACGAGGACGCTTTAGCTGACTTGATAGGCGAACAGTTGACATCTGACGACATAGAAGAGGACGAAGTACCGGAGACGCAGGAAACGGTATTTACTAAACCTGGTGACTTGTTTATCATGGGTAACCATCGTCTTTTATGCGGCGACAGTACCAAACTGGAAGATGTCAATCGTTTATTGGGGGGGCAGCAGGCTGATTTATATATTACGGATCCGCCGTATAATGTGGCGTATGTCGGCAAGACAAAAGACGCATTGACGATAGAGAATGACAAGATGGCTGACGGAGATTTCCGCCAGTTTTTAGTTGATGCATTTAGAGCGGCGAACGATAACATGAAGCCAGGAGCCGCTTTCTATATCTGGCATGCCGATTCGGAAGGATTTAATTTCCGCGGTGCTTGCAAGGATATCGGATGGGATGTTAAAGAATGCTTGATTTGGAACAAAAATCAAATGGTTCTCGGACGGTAAGATTATCAATGGAAACATGAACCGTGTCTTTACGGATGGAAGCCCGGGGCGCCGCATAACTGGTATAGCGACCGAAAGCAGACAACGGTTATTGATATGAGCAAACCGAATCGCAGTGAAGACCATCCGACGATGAAGCCGGTCGGCTTGTTTGCGTATCAAATCGAGAACAGCAGTAAAGCAGGAGACGTTGTACTTGACAGCTTCGCTGGGAGCGGTACAACGATGGTTGCCTGCGAGAAGATGGGGCGAAAAGCAATGCTTATGGAACTTGATCCGAAATATTGTGATGTGATCATAAGGCGGTACATACAGGAATCCGGAAATCTTGATTTAAAGGTGGAGCGTGACGGAGAGATAAAATCACTTAAGGATGTAATGGAAGAAGCGGGAGCCACCTTAGAGTAACGGGAGGTGGTGACTTTTGGGAAGGCGAAGAGCCGAATGCGAATGGGAACGTAAAAAAGGCGAATCTTCAGAGGCTTATGCCGCGTTTAAACTCTACTACCAGATGGGTGATAAAAGATCTTGCACAAGGGTAGTACAAAAGCTGAACAAATCAAGGGCACTCATCACCGGCTGGTGCGGCAAATGGGACTGGGTAGAGAGAGCCCGCGCTTACGATAACGAGCTGGCTCGGCAGGAATTTGCAGAGGCCTGTAATGCTGTTAAGAAAATGAATGAGCAGCAAGCACAAATCGGACTACTTATACAAAAAAAGGCTCTGGAAGCGCTAAAGGAAATGAAATCTAAAGAACTGTACCCGAAGTTACTGCTGCAGTATTTAGTGCAAGGGGCGGGGCTTGAACGTAAATCGAGGGAATCCGACATTGATATGAAAGTAAACATCGAACAAGGCGAAATGAATAAAATGATGGAAGACGGGGTACAAATTATCGATGATACAGATTAAACTCAGTGATAAAATGGCGCCTTCGTTTTTCTCTGTACATAAAGACGTTAAACAGCACGGCCATACGCATTACGTGCTGGCAGGTGGCCGCGGAAGTACAAAGTCTTCTTATGTATCGCTTGAAATTCCACTGCTGCTTATGCGGAACCCGGAATGCCACGCGGTTATTTTGCGAAAAGTCGCAAATACGCTTAGAAACTCTGTTTATACACAGATGGAATGGGCACTTGACGCTTTGCGCATATCGGATAAATGGAAGATGACGATTAGCCCAATGGAAATGGTGAGGAAAGCAACGGGGCAGAAGATTTTATTCTTTGGCGTTGACGATAAAGCGAAAATCAAGTCTATCAAGCTGCCTTTCGGTTATGTCGGGGTGGTCTGGTATGAGGAACTTGACCAGTTTGCCGGCATGGAAGAAATCCGCAATTTAAACCAGTCACTTATGCGCGGCGGGTCTAAATTCTGGTGCTTCTCATCGTACAATCCGCCGAAATCGGCGAACAACTGGGTCAACGAAGAAATGCTGCTTGATGAAAAAGATAGACTTGTACATCGTTCAGACTACTTAAGTGTCAATCCCGATTGGTTAGGCCCGCAATTTATTTACGAAGCCGACAAGCTCAAGGCGAAGAATGAAACCGCATACAGGCATGAGTATCTTGGTGAAATCACAGGAACCGGCGGGGCGGTCTTTGAGAATGTAGTAGAACGGCAAATAACCGATGAAGAAATGCGGCAATTTGACCGCAGGCGGTACGGTTTGGATTTTGGCTTCGCAGTGGATCCTTTGGCTTTTGTTTCTATGCACTACGACTCGAAACGAGAGATTTTATACATTTTTGACGAGATTTATCAACCGAAGCTGACGAACAGGCAGGCAGCAGTAAAAATAAAAAAGAAAATTACCGAAACGGCATTAATTCGCGCGGATAGCGCAGAGCCGAAGTCGATTAAAGAGTTAAACGAACTGGGATTAAGAGTAATGGCAGCTAAAAAAGGTCCTGACAGTGTTGAGTTTGGCATTCGGTGGTTACAGGGGCTTTCGTCTATTGTCATAGATAAAAAGCGCTGCCCGAATGCGTATAAAGAGTTCGTAACATACGAGTACGAAACAACGCGCGACGGGCAGTACATCAGCGCATATCCGGATAAAAACAATCATGCAATAGACGCCGTCCGGTACGGCTGTGAAAATTTAATGCCCGCGCGGTTCAAGGTAAGAGCTGTGCGGAGTAATTTATATTGAGGTGACACATGGATAAATACAGTCTATTGACGGATGCATATTTCGGTACCGGGCTTTTTGAGAACGGGGCCGGACTCAGGCAGCACCCGCGGGAAGACCCGGCGAATTATAAAGACAGACAGGGGCTGGCGTACTACTTGAATTACACCGGACCGATTGTCAATGCTGCAGTAGATCCGATATTCAAAAACGATATCAAACGTGACTATAACGGTTCGACGCTGTTTCAGACATTTCTTGATGACTGCGATCGAACCGGCACGGATTATCAGGATTTCTGCAAATCGGCGGCGTTGCAAGCAAAATTATATGGCGTCGCATATATTGTTGTAGATAACAGTGATGAGTTGGCGGAACGCAGAAGTGACGCTGTTGCGGGACGCAAGCTGCCGTTTCTAAAAATAGTCACGCCGGCGCAGATTAAAAACTGGGCAATTGACCGATACGGCCGCCTGACGATGTTTCAGTACACCGAGACATCACAAGTCGGAGCGAACGCGAAAAACACAGAGACGTATACGTGGACGCAGGATTTGTGGGCAATCGGGAATGGCGATGGTAAAGCAACGGGTAACCATAACATCGGATGCGTTCCGGTTGTGCAGTGGCTTGCGAGAAACACGGACAGGAAAATTATTAAACCGCCGTCGGAGTATTTATCAGTAGCACAGGCGAATTATTTTCTTTACCAGCTTTGCAGCTGGCATACTCAACTTTTGAGAGATCAGGCTTTCGGTATTTTGACAATGCCGGATGATGGCACTGGGGAAGTAACGGTCGGCACGAATAATGCGCTTGTCTATCCGGCTGACGCGTCGCATACGCCCAATTTCATAGCGCCGCCCGCGGCACCCGCTGAAATGCTAACAGAACAAATGGACAGGATCATAAAAGAAATGTTCCGCATGTCCGGCTTAGATTCAGTTATCGGGGTGCAAAGTGACAAAAGTAAATCAGGGGTGGCCAAGCAGTGGGATTTTGAGAAAACCAATAAGCGGCTGGCGGATTTTGCGGTACGCTGCGAGGATGCAGACGAGGCCATCGTTAAATTATTTGAGATGTGGTCAGGTGAGGCGGTTGATTACAACTGCGAATACCCGCGTGACTTTAAAATTAATGATGTCGTTGATTCGTTGTCAAATGCGGCAGCAGCGCTTGAGCTGGGCTTTGACAGTCCGACGTATAAGCTTGAAGTCTTGAAAAAGGTACTGGAAGCGTACATGCCCAATCTTCCGCCGGAAACTTACGACAAAATGATTGAAGAAGTCGCGGCCGCTATCGAAGAAAGCAAGCAGAACAGCGCATTTGAAGATGGTGATGTAGATGATCCTGACCGAAACGGACAAAACGATTAAAGCTTTTGAAAAAGAGATAAAACGGCTTTTGAAAGCGGGAAAAACACCGAAAGAGGCTGTCGACGAAGCCTACAAGCTGTATCCGGTCATGAAAATCATGCAGGGGGAAATAGAGCCGCAGTTAATCGGAGAAATGAAAAGAGGCGGCGCGGTAGGCGTCGCTAAACCGCTGTTAAAAAAGGCGTCTAATGCGGTATGGGCAGCTGACGGCTTGACTTTGTCAAAAAGAACAACACATGGTTCAAAAGAAATTACAAGGCAAGCTGCTGCGGTTATCGCCGAAGCGGTGAAAAAAGGACAAACGGTACAAAAGGCGGCGCTGGATCTTTTCGACGGTTACGGTTACAGACATACATTGCCCGAGCAGGATATCCCAGATTTTTTAAAACAGCTGACACAAATTGCAAAAGCAAAAGAATATGGCGGCGCAGAGTTTCATAAAACGGTCCGGGCGGTAGAACGCAATTTGAAGAAACTGAATGTACAGGGATTGAAAGCGGCCTATACACAAGTCAAGAATGCTGTACTGTCAGGAAATGAAAAACGCATTGAAAAAGCAGTCTATACAGCGACGCAGGAGCGCACTCGATACTTTGCCCGCAGAGTTGCACGTACCGAGATGGCAAGAGCGTATAATGACGGTTTTATGGCAAAATGGGCGACTGATGAAGACTGTGTAGCGTTTAAGTGGAAAATGTCCACGGCGCATCCGTTTTGCGATATATGCGATATGTATGCAGAAGCCGATTTGTACGGCATGGGGCCCGGGATATTTCCGAAGGACAAAGTACCGACGCTTCCTGTTCATCCGAACTGCATGTGTCATTTGGTACCCGTCATAGCAGGCTCTAAAAAACTGAAAAGTGAAACACCGAAAGAGCAAATAGAAAAAGGCGGCAAAGAATGGCTGGATAAACAGACACTGCCGAACCGTCAAAGAATACTCGGTGTATACGGTGAAAAAGATGTCAAGGCTGGGCGAAGCTGGACAGAAAAAGCACGCGGATACAGCGGCGAAAAGATGAAAGGCAGAATTGTGCTTGTGATTCCTAATGAATTCAAAAATCCCGATAAATTGGTTATCCCTGAAAACAAGTTGGTAAATTACTGTCTTAATAAAGCGCATAAGACGGGCGGGCCGAAAGCGGTTGCCTTTGAAAAATATTTGGGGTATACTCAAGAAAATAGTAAAAAACTCGATGAGCTAATTCGAAAAAATATTACTACCGCCGAAATCATGGAAAGAAAAGCCGACGAATACGGTCGAACATTCCAGGCAAGATTTTTGGTAGTAGATCTTCAAGGTAAGAAGATATTGATGGTGACAGGATGGAAGCAAGGTGTACGTGATGAATATCCGCGACTAACCTCAGCATACTTGAAACCTGAAAAGAAAGGAGATGTAGAAAGATGATGCCAAAAGAGCTTGATTGTGTTTTGCTAAAAGATGGGCGCGAAGTGGTTATACTGGATGATTCAATCACGGGGCATTATCTTGTGGAAGCGGGAAATGCGGAAGAGACGGAAGAACCGCCGTTTACCGTAACAGATGATGAGATAGAAAGAATCACGTATGTAGCTTAACTGGAAAATTAAATTTGACGAAAAAGGACTAGTTAAGTAAAATAGTAATACACAAAGGAGGTGTGGAGAATGATTGAAACAAGGAATGCTGTTAAAAGCTTTTTTACCATGTTTTTTTGTGGTATTTCTGCAATGAATTTATTCCCCACGTCGAACTATGCGAAAAACGTCCCGCCAAACGCGGTGTGTATTACAAGAGAAAGTTGGAAACTTACAGGAGTCGCTTTAAAGCGTGCGATGGATCGGATGGGGGTATTTGTTGGAGAAAAGCAATAACGAAAAGCACTCTGATATTATTAGCAGTCCAGAGGTGCTTTCTACGTCAGAGCAAAACGCAATTAGTGCGAATAGAGAAGCGATTCCAGCGCACTTAGAGGTAACTCAAATTACTTCAGGGCCTATACCGGCTCCGGAAATATTGCGTGGCTATGATGATGTCTATCCGGGAGCGGCACAAATTATTATTAATGATTTTCAAGAGAATTCCAAGCATGTGAGAACAATGCAGGAAAAATCACTGGCTGCCGAGATACAACGGGACAAAAGAGGGCAGTGGATGGCCTTTGTAATCCTGATGTTTATCCTTGTGGTAGTAATATATAGTTTGCGCTTGGGTAACATTACTTTTGCCGGAATTGCTGGGTTTGCTTTTATAGGATTGGCCGCACAGAGTTTTCTTAAACAAAGAAACGCAGAAAAAACAAGGAATCAAAATAAATAATAAGCACTCATAACGAGTGCTTTTATATTGCCTTTTCGCGGGGCAGGAACCCGTCCGCAGGCGTTAAAGAACGGTCTTTTTTGTTGGGACGGGAGCCCATTATTACAGTACACAGGAGGTACTTATTATGACATTGGCAGAATTGTATGAAGCGTTAGGTAAAGTGGAAAACGGGTCGGAAATGGTATCTACCATCAAAGCAGAGATTTCCCGATTAAACGGTGAATCTGCAAAGTTCCGCACATCTAAAAATGAAGCTGACGCGAAAATTACCGAACTCACCGCAAAGGTGGAAGAACTTACGGCAAAAGGTACAGGAGACCAGACTGCCGCCGAGAAAATGCAGAAACAGCTGGACGAACTGACAAAGAAGTACGAAGCTGCGGAAAATGCACGAAAAGAAGAGCAGGCTAAACGGGTACAGGCTGACATTATGCAGCAGACCGTGGCAGCTCTTACAAAAGGTAACGCGGCTAATCCTGCTGAAATTGCAAAAATCTTGGTAGGCTCTATCAAAGCGGACGAGGACGGCAGCTACAAATTCACAAATGCCAAAAATGAATCAGTCTCAATCGAAGACGGTGCCGCAGGCTGGCTGAAAGATAATGCGTGGGCGGTAAAAGACACGCAAAATCCAGGAAGCGGCGGAGGCAACGGCGGGAGCGGGAGACAATCACAGCCGCAAACAGAGCTGCATGCAGCAGTTGCGGCAGCATTAAGTAAGTAATTTTTTTAAGAAAAGAGAGGTAAAAACACATGCCGGTAACATTAGCACAGGCAAAACTCAACGTACAGGATGATCTTCAAGCAACGACTATCGACGAGTACGCAAAATCCAATTTTATTTGGAATCATATTATTTTTGATGACGTAGTATCCCCCGTAGGCGGCGGAGCTACGCTGACTTACTCATATAACCGCGTGAAAACACAGCCAAAAGCCGACTTCCGAGCCGTTAACGAAGAGTACACTGCACAGGAAGCCGAAAAAGAACAGAAATCTGTCAACTTGGCGATTTTCGGAGGTTCTTTCAGAGTTGACCGCGTCATCGCGAATATGGGCGGCATTGCAAATGAGGTAACTTTCCAGATGCAGCAAAAAATCAAAGCTGCATCCGCGCTCTGGAACGATACCGTTATCAACGGCGATACTGGAACGAACAACAAAGCATTTGACGGACTCGAAAAAGCGCTGACCGGGTCTTCTACGGAATACAAACCCGCAGCGGCAATTGACTTGTCTTCCGGATCTGCTATTGACAGCAACTATAAGACATTCCTCGATGCGCTCGATGAATGCCTGGGATTGATGGATGGTGAGCCGTCCGCACTTCTCATGAATGCGGCACTCTTCACAAAATTTAAGGCTGTTGTCCGCCGTGCGGTAGCTTACACTGAAACGAAGGATGACTTCGGACGTCCCGTACTCACTTATAACGGTATTCCGATTGTTAATCTCGGCGCAAAGTCCGGGTCTAATGATCCCGTTGTGCCGATTGATACGGCTAAGAGCACAACGTCTCTCTACGCAGTACGCTTCGGCATTGACGGATTCCATGCTGTTTCGATGGCAGGTGTCGCACCGGTTCAGTCTTGGCTGCCTGATTTCAAAACACCCGGAGCTGTAAAGTCGGGCGAGGTAGAAATGGTGGCCGCGGTTGCACTGAAAGCAACGAAAGCGGCTGCAGTTCTTAGAAATATCAAAGTTAAATAAGGAAGGTACAAGATGGCACAGATTATAGCGCCGAATAAAGATTATACCGGCGAAAGTGCTTCTGTGACATTCGTTAAAGGCGTCGGAGAAACTTCTGACGCCTATTTAATTGAGTGGTTCAAAGAGCACGGGTATACCGTTATTGACGATGAGGCCGCAGAAGTACAGCCGGAAGCCCCTGAAACTCCTGCAACCGACGTTGAAGCCGAGGAACAGTCCGAGGAAACACAAGAAACACAGGAGAAACCGAAGAGAACACGTTCTTCAAGAGCAAAAGCAGCTGATGCAGAATGAATTCGGCGGAGATTTTCAAGAGGCGGCTAAGGCAGGCAGTCAAAGAGAGCACTTTGACGGTAGCGGAGTATGCGCAGGATAATCACAGGTTTAAATCAAGGACTGGACAGCTTGAAAGAGCGGTTAATACGAGAATGTTGAATGATTTATCCGGTGAGGTGTTTATTGATAACGGCATAGCCGCTTATGCAGGATTTGTACATAACGGTAGTGCTCCGCACCGAATCGTGCCAAATGGAAAAAAAGCACTGCGGTGGGTGAAGAACGGCGCTTTTCAATTTGCCCGAGTGGTAAATCATCCGGGATATAAAGGCGATCCGTTCTTATACACTGCGGCGGACAATAAAAAAAGAGAGGTACTGGCTACTTTTGACCGTTATGCCGAACTGGCAAAAGAAGATATCGCGACGGAATTGGTAAAGGGGTGACACATGGCTGAATTTGTAAAAGAATCCGACATTGCCGATGAGGTTTTGCGCGGGCGCGTGACTGCAGAACAGATCGCAGGAGCAAACGAACACATGAACCGTCTGGCAGCCGTTTACGGCGTTTTAAATGCCGTGGCGCGTCCTTTGACTAAGAGGCTTGCGGTGTTGATTGCCTGCCGCGATTGCTGCCTTTCTCTCGTCGGTACGGATCCCACTGTTGCAATAGACGGAAATCGGCAAGATGACGTTTATGAGCGGAAATATAAGCTCTATCGGCAGCAGGCGGAAGATATCACAAAGATGTTGACGCGGGCGGATTTTATGAAAGAAACAGATACCGATGACGAAGGAGAGAGGGGAGCATGGACACGTACAGTGAAAATCAGTCGAGCTTGAGAGAAATAACAAAAGCACTGAAAGATTATCTGAAAAAAACATTTCCGAATATCGATTGGTCTTTTGAATTGAACGGGCCCGTCACTCCCGTCAAACCCTCGGGAACGGTTACCGCTGATGAGGTTAGCTTTGAAAGTCCGACAAAAGGCGGTGAATACGCTGCCATAGAATACAGTATCTATCTTATTGTTCCGGATTCCAAAACGGTAAAGGTTGATGAGCTGTCTATGCGAGTGCGTGAATCGTTGTTAGATAATTTTGATCTTAATGGTACGGTGCAGAATAGCACTGTCAAAAAGATTGTTTTTGGAACGGCACCCGGCGTGAGAGGCAATGCCGGGGCCGCAATTTTGAAATATGAAGTAAACGAATGGTTATAAAGAAAGGAAGAATGAAATATGGCTGGAAAAGTAAGAGTAACACGAAGCGCGAGTGCCGGCAAAATTCAGGGTAAAGATGTCCTTGCATATTTGAACTACGGAACTGGTGCAACAGAAGCACTGCCGCAGTGGTCTTTGTTTGGCGGACAGACTACTGCTGATTTATCTATGAGTGCCGATGAAATCGACGCAAATAGTAAAGATTCAGGCGGTTGGGGGGAAAGCTACGCCGGGATTAGATCTACTGAACTTTCTCTTGAATGTATCGCAACAAAAGCCGATGAAGCTTATGCTGCATTGAAAGATGCATTTATCAAGAGCGAGGTAGTGGATATCTGCAGATATTTCACGACAGACGGTACTGCAGAACGAAACTGGTATTCTATTACCGATATTTCGGACACCACGCCACATGATGACATGGTTACATTCACAATTAAGCTAAAAGGTATCGGCGCGCCGACTTTCTACGAAAAAGTCACAAAGATTGCAGATGTAAAAGGCGTAATGACCGGTGCTACGGTAACAATTGGAGGCTAATATGAGACTTGACCGAATTACACGGAAAGTCTGGTTTAAGGTCGGGGAGAGCGAACACGCTCTCCTTTTCACTTTATCCGGACTTGAACAGCTGGAAGCAAGAATGCCGGGCGGTTTTTTGGCTACGATTACAAATCAGCCGATTCCGACTTTGAGCGTTTTAATCGATGCATTTTGGATTGGGCTGAAATGCGCTGGAGAAATCATGGATCGCGCAGAAGCGCAGAATCTCATGATGGGGTATATGCGTGAAGCAGGTCTTGATGAAACAATCAAGCTTTACACTGCCGCTATTGCCGCCTGCGGAATATTAGGCCCTACAGGAACAAAAAACTTACTTGAAACGTTGGGAATTGATGACGTCGATATTGGTGAGAATACACCAAAAAACGAGAAACTGGCGAAACAGAAGAAATAAAAACGCTTGCTGATTATTTCTTGGCTGTTTTGCCGGTATGCTACGGCGAATTGAAGATGACATCAGCAGAAATCGGAGGTGCTACTCCACATGAAATTAACATGCGAGCAAACGGATATGCCCGCCGTGTGAATAACAAAAAAATCTTTGTCGGATCGCTACTGACGGTTCCGATTATCAACGGCGGCACCCGGGCACCGAAACGTCCGATTACTGTAAAAAAATTATTTCCTGATGTCTTTGGAAAAAAGGCGACAAATGCAGATATCGAAAGAGCGATTAAATTAGTGAAACGAGCAGAAAGGGGGGATTTTGGTGGCAAATCATGATATAAAAGTGACTATTTCTGCAGATGGCGGACAGGCTGTCAGAGAAACGGACAAGGTCAAAAGCGCGCTGCAGAGTGTATCTAAAGTCAAAGCGTCCAACAGCTCAATGAATGATTTAGCGGCTGGTGCTAAAAATGCTGATAAAGAGGTACAGAAGCTTAATAAGGATGTAGGATCCATTCCGGGAACTCTTGCCAAAGTTGGTGCGGCTGTATCTGCGGCGTTTACCGTAAGCGCTATTGTCGGCGTGGGAAAGGCCGCTTTGCAAGCTGCAGCTAACATGGAATTGCTTAAGAAAGGCCTATCTTTTACGCTTGGAAACAGCGAAGCGGAAAGGCTGATTAAAACTATTCAGGGAATTGGTGAAGCGTCTGCGTATGACACTACGCAGCTTATGCCGATGGCAAGAGCATGGGTCAATCTCGGCGACAATGTAGACACGGCGGCGTCAAAAATTCAGAAGATTGTAGACTTGGGCTCCGCTTACGGTCTTACAACAGATGAAATTAATCGCGCCAATACCGCTCTTGCACAAATGCAGATGGCGGGCAGAATTGGCGCACAGGACATGATGCAATTGACAAATGCCAACATCCCTGCCTGGAAATTGCTGTCTGAAAAAATGGGGCTATCCGTAGCTGAATTAAAAGAGATGTCTTCTCAGGGGCAGCTTACGCAAGAAGCTATGGATATGCTCTTTGAAGCGATGGCTGAAAAAACCGGTGGCGCTGCGGAAAGTCTCGCAAACACACTGATGGGGAAATTCTCAAACATAGAAGAAGCGGCTACAAACAGCATGGCCGCTGTCGGTGACATCATCAGTGAGGCATTTGATGTGAGAGGCGGGCTCGATGCACTTGGAGAGCTTGCGCAAGGATTTAAAACGCATGTAACGAACATCAAAGAGGCAATGAAAGATGTCGGCGTCAAGCAGGCTATCATTGATGAGCTGACGGAGATTGATCCCACAATGGGGGCGGTAGTTGACGCAATGGTTTCCGGATTTCAAAAAATCGGAAAATTCGTTACAGAAAATTCTGAAGCTCTCAAAAATCTAATATTAGTCATCACGAGCATTGCCGGAACTATCGGGGTCTGGAATGCTGTTGCCGGCGGGATAGCTATGGTTCGAAATGCTTTTATTGCAGCTAAAGGAGCGGCGCTGTTGTTCCGTGCCGCATGCATGTCAAATCCGATTCTTGCTGCACTGTCGCTCATTGTTGCGGCAATAGTACTCGTTGTCGAAAACTGGGATTATCTCAAGAATGTAGCTAATAAAGTGATGTCCGGTATCTCTTCATTTGTCGATAGCTGCTGTAATGCGATAAAGACAAAGTTTCAGAGTGCCATTGATACGGTAAAAAACATGTGGCAGGGATTGAAAGATTTCTTGTCACACCCAATTGACACATTGGTTCGTATTCAAAAAGAAACGATAGAAAGTGTAAGGCAGTCAGGCAACGGATACGCTACAGGTGGCGTATTCGGCATGGCATCTGGTGGTCTTGTTGGTGGTTTGGTTCCACTGGCCAATGGCGGGCAGTTAAAACATGGCACTCCGGCTATTGTCGGTGAAGCAGGTCCGGAAGCGGTTATTCCGCTCCGTGATGAAGTCTTGGCCAAGATCGGCAAGGCTATTGCTGACGCTTACGGCGTAGGAAAAAATAACAGTTCTGCTGTCTCGAAGATCCGTATGGAAATCAAGTCACAGGTGGATACCGATAAAGTAAGCGCTTACACTAAACTTCTTGATGCGGCGAGAGAGAAAGCGCAATCTATCGGTGCTGCATTGGCCAAGTTTGATGAGTTTCAGAAAAAGGCGAATGAGGAAGCACTGGAATATTCCGAAACGGGAGAAAAGACGGTTGCTTATCAGTCACAGCTTGCGGCTCTGACGGAGAAAATTGCTAAAGCACAGGAAAAGATCAACAATGGTACCGCCGGAGATAACGGGCAACAGAATTTAGATTTGCTTCTTGCTAAAAGAAATAATCTGACTGCCGACTACGAAAGCAACAAAAATCAGGCAATACAGGCAGCGCAGGAAGCGGCAAGTAGCAGGGTGGCTGTTGAGCGGGAAGCACAGGCAGCGATAGATCAGCTGAATCAGCAGACACAAGAAAAAATGCTGTCTCGTGAACTAGCTGTTCAGAATGCGAAACATCAGCTTGAATTAGCTAATAATGCCGAAAGTTTGCAAGCCTACGCAGAAATGATGGCTGAAAAAGACGCTATTACTGGGGAAAGCTATGCTACTACTCTTGCAAATGAACAGGCGCTATCAGAAGTCCGTACCGCTCTGTACGATGAGATGATGCTACAGGCTGTCGAATGGGGAACGTATATGCAAGAAACATTCGCTTCGATGGCAAATGCCGTACAAACACAGTTATCAAGCGGAATTGCTAACTGCATCACACAGGGACAATCGCTGGCGGGTGTTTTTATGAATTTAGGGAACACTTTATTGAACACATTAATTAAAAATGTGCTACAAAAAGCCATTGCAAACTTAGGAATTATCAAATCACTTTCGGCATCGAACAGTGCTACTGAAATTGCAAATGCTAAAGCGCAAGCGGCCGCACAGGCAGGGAAAACTGGTATCATGGCGGCCAACGCGACGGCAGCTCTTATCGCCGCTAATCCGTGGTCTGCAGCTGGAGCCGGTGCGATTGTAGCCGGACAAATGAGTATTGCTAAAGCAGCGTCGGGTATTGCGCAACTTGCTACCGGCGGTGCGGTTAACGGTAGTGGTACTTCTGTTTCTGATAGTATTCCTGCTATGCTCTCTAACGGTGAGTACGTACTGAATGCCGACGCCGTTTCGAGGATAGGCGTACCAACATTAAACATGTTGAACGAAGGAAAGGCTCTGCACTTTGCTGAAGGCGGCGCGGTTAGCAGTTCTTCGGGTTCTTCTGAAATCAGTCGCCCGACGATTCAATTCAATGTCAGCACTCTCGATCCAGCAAGCTTTTTCGATTTACTGCGTGAGAGCTACGGCGATAAGATAAAACAGTTTCTTTTTGATGATTCGCAGGGCTTTGCGTCAGAGAGCGGGGTGTTCGGATGATTTTAAGAAAATTTCCCGCATTACGTAAACTCGCTTATTCAAGCACAAAAAAACAAAAATGGAATACGCAAGTACAGAAATCAGGAAGCGGAAAAGTCCGCACGCTGACAAATCAGCTTTATCCGGAATGGACTATTACTGCAAAGCTGGTTAAATTGACTAATGCAGAAGCAAGAAATTTAATGGGGTTTGCGGCGCTCTTAAAGGGCGCTCATACTCCTTTTTTGTGGCTCGACCCGGAAGACTATGAAGAAAAAGGAATACAGCTGCCACTGATCGCAAATAGAATTTATCAGGCGGTCATGAAAATGGGCGACTATGTAGAACCTGTCGAGTATATCGAAAAAGTAGCAGTATACGTAGATGGCGTGAAGCAAAATAGCAATGCTTATACCGTTATCGATGGGCTGGTGAAGTTTAAAACCGCCCCGGCAAGCACCGCAAAAATCACCGCAGATTACACATACTACTGGAAAGTTATGCTTGCTGATGACGGCATAGAAACAGAGAATATTTTTATTGATTTTAACAAGTCAAAGACATTTAAAATGGTGACTGTACGATGAAAACAGTGAATGAATCGTTAAAAACATACTTAGAAACGGAAAAGAACATAACGTCGTGCGACTTGTATGAGCTTGTTTTGTTTAACGGTAATAAGTACTACTACGCCGATACCGATATAGACATAGCGTTTAACGGGCATACGTACTTACATGATGCATTGTTGATTAAACGGCAGCAAGTCAAGATCCACGACTGTGTTGTAGTTGATACAATGACCGTTACCGTCCAGGCGGATATTAACGACAAACTGGAAGGACTGCCATTCTTACAAGCGGCGCACAACGGAGTGCTTGACAGAGCTAAGCTGTATCTCCGGAGATGCTTCTTCCGCGATCAGTCGGTTGTCGGTGCTATCGACCTATTCGGCGGAAACGTCGAGGTCAAATCCGCAGGCGGCATCAAAATTGAACTGTCTGTCAAAGCAGAAACGCAGGGGCTCAATATGGAGTTTCCGGTCCGTCGATATTATCCGCAGGGAAGTTATACAACGAACGAAGACGGCGTTATCTACAGCAAAGAAACGGATGCCGCGACGCTGATTGCGCCGTTCGTGCCGAGAAGAGAGGTACTCTTATGACAGACGGGGAAAAGATAGCAAAAGCAGCTGCAGAATGGCTGGGCACGCCGCATATCAACGGTGCGAAAGTAAAAGGCCGAGGAGTAGACTGCGGCATGCTCCTGGTGGGCTGCGTAGAAGATGCGGGACTGCTGAAAAAAGACAGTATCCCGATCGAACCGTACAGCAATGAATGGCACTTGCATCACAGCGAAGAGTGGTTTTTGAGTTACGTACAAAAATACTGCGATGAAGTAGAAGACATGCAGCCCGGGGATTTCCTGCTGTATCAATTCGGACGGTGCATTTCCCACGGGGCCGTCTATGTCGGAAAAGGACGTGTTATTCACGCTTATATAGACCGCGGCGTAGTCATGACGGACCTTTCCGACGTAATGTTTTCCGACGCGAAGGGCAGAAGCCGCCTGCGCGGCATATACCGATTTAACAAAAAGAAGGTGAGACGATGAGCTTTTTTCGCGGAAGAACAACGACAACACGGGCAAATAAGATAAGTGAATTTACTGTCAACACCGCAGAATACGGAGCCGTCGTACCGGAAATCATCGGTACAGTACGAACTGCGGGAAATGTAATTTACTATGATGATTTCACCGCTCACGAACACCGAGAAACGCACAAAGCAGGGAAAGGCGGCAAATCTAAGCAAGTCAGCATTACCTACACCTACACGGTGGCGGTCATTTTAGGACTTTGCGAGGGTCCTATTTCCGGAATCGGTAAAGTATGGATCGGTAAAAATGTACATAATTATCCGGCAGACGACATTCAGCTGACACTGTTCGACGGGAAAGAAAATCAGCAGCCCTGGGCATACACACAAGGTAAGCACCCGGATAAAGCATTACCGTATTCGGGACTTGCCTACATGGCGGGCGTTATCGATTTAGGTGATTCGGGCTCGATGCCGTCGTACAATTTCGAAGTGAAAGGCAGGCTATTAGAGACTGGAGACGGTGTCGATGTCAATCCGGCAGATTACATTAGATATGTGCTGGACAAAATCGGTAAAAAAGACATGCAGATCATCGGGCTGGACAACTACCGAAAATACTGTAAAGAGGCCGACCTTTTAATTTCCTCACCGCCTGATGAGAACGCGAAAGCCGCTCGGGAAGTCGTGAATGAAATCGCAAAATTGACCAATGCGTATGTGTTTTGGAGCAATGACAAGCTAAAAATTGTACCGCTGGCTGATAGACCGGTGGGCAACTGGATACCGAATAAAACGGTGGTCTACGATCTTACGGCGGATGATTTTCTGCCGCAGACCGGCGGTGCGCTTGTAGTCTACAAGAGAAAAGACAGTTCTGCAGTATATAATCAGTTCCCGGTGGAATTTATCAACCGCGCAAACGGCTATGAAAAAGAATCCGTCAGCTACGAATTTACCGAAGATATCAAAAATTACGGTGTAAGAGCCGCCAGTGTGACAAACGCACACTATATATACAAGAAAGAGCGGGCGGTTAAAATCGCTGAACAACTTGCAAGAAATAACAAGTATGGGAGAACGCAGTACACATTCAAACTTGACTGGAGCTTCTGTCCATTAGAAGTCGGCGATTTAGTTCGCTTGACCGATGAAAATTCAGGGATATTTGAGCAGGTAGCAGTGGTAAGCGGAATAACCGAGGGAACAGATGGCTGCTTAACTGTAACCGCGCTTTCAAGAGCGCAGGGAGACTATTCTGCCGCAAAGTACAATATACATGCTAATGATCGTCCATTTATTGATTACAACAAAACCGCGCCGGATACTGTTCCGGTTATTTTTCAGCCGCCTGCGGATCTTACCGCCGACGGCTTAGAGCTGTGGATAGCCGCGAAAGGCAAGGCGGACGGCTGGGGCGGCTGTACTGTGTATGTCTCTGACGACAACACGAACTATCGGACGGTCGGGCAAATTGCAGGCTCTGCGCGGTGCGGTAAATTAACACAGCCGTTGTCACCGATGCCGAATCACCCATCCGGCAATCAAGTATTTGTGACGTGCAATGATCAGCTGCTTAGCGGTACGCCGCAGGACGCGCAGCGCAAGAACACGTTGTGCTGGATAGGCGGCGAGTGTATGAGTTACATCAACGCTAATTTGCAGTCGAACGGCGCGTGGCTGCTGTCGGGGTTATACCGTGGACAGTGCAATACGGCTGTTAGAACGCACGCTAAAGATACAGATTTTGTCCGGCTGGATAATTCGGTATTTAAAGTACCGTTCACGAAAGACGACATCGGCAAGAAAATCTATATTAAATTCTGCTCATATAACATCTTCGGTGCGGGAAATCAGGATCTGTCCGAAGTCAAAGCTTACGAGTACACATTGGCACCGTACTACATCCCGCCCGTTACGAATTTAACCGCATATAACCGATACAGGCAGCTTGCGGACGGCGTATCACGTTATGACATCGTCGTGAACTGGACACCGCCCACGCTGCAGAGTTACCTGCAGGGCGACGTATGGTATAAGACAAGCAATGGGCAGGCAAAAGATCTCGTTATCAAAG